AAAACAACAGCAGTTGTTTATATCTTTGGTAAAAAAGATACAGGTAGATTAAGTGGTGGAAAATATTTTCAAGATTATAAAAAGAATAAAAATAATTTAAAAGGACATGAAGAACATGGATATTATTTAGTTGCTCCTCATATGTCAGTATCTGCAGGTGGTTTAGAAGTTAGTGGAACAGCTATGAGACAATTACTTGGTTCAGACAAATTTGATGATAGTGAAAGACGTAAACTATTTAAAAAAATGTTTGGTTATTTTAATGATGGTATATATCAGATGATGACAAATAAATTCAAAAAATTATTTGAATCTGATATTCAAACATTCCCATGGGATAATACAAAACCAAAACCAAAAGATAAAAAATTATTTGATAAGAAAAAAAGAGATTTAATAAAAGGCCAGAAAGAAGATGAGTTAGATGAGGCATTTACTATACCAATAGAAATTGGTGATACTGTAATGATGGGTAAATTTAAAAATAAAAAAGTTATTGTCAAATCAATTGATATAAATGAAAAAGGTGATTTAGTAATTAATGGTAAATCTGCGTCTAAATTTAGAATGCTTAAAAAACCAAATATATTTGACGAAGAAACTATTAAAGAGTTTTTAACAAAAATTAATATGGAAAAAATAATAAAAGAAGCTTCAGAAACAAAAGATATAGATGCAGATTCAGGACCAGCTTTTGCATATGGTAATTTTAAAACATTTAAAAAAAGAACAG